CGCAACGCAGGCATAGATGTCAGCTTCTCCTTCATGTTCAACGAGAGCCTCATCCAGCGAGCCAGGAATGCACTCGTGCACGCCTTCTCCAAGCGGCCTGAGTGCACTCACCTGATGTTCATAGACGCAGACATCAAGTTCAACCCTGCCGACATCGTGTCTCTGGTCATGGCAGACAAGGACATCATCTGCGGCATCTATCCCAAGAAGGAAATCAACTGGGGGTTGGTGCACGCTTCTGCCAACGATGGTGTGCCTGCCAACGAACTGGCACGCTACACAGGTTCTATGGTGGTGAACCTGCTGGACTACCAGGGCCAGGTGGTGGTGCCTGTGGATAAACCTCTGCGTGTGGCCAACGGTGGCACAGGCTTCATGCTCATCAAACGCGAGGTGTTCACCAAGCTCAGCAAGAAGGTCAAGACCTACCGCAATGACGTGGGTGACCTGGGAGGCACCGTCAAGCCTCAAGACCTGATCTACGAATACTTCCCGGTGATGATTGAGAAGGAGAGCAACCGTCTTCTGTCAGAAGACTATGCCTTCTGCAAGATCGCTCGTGACAACAAGATAGATGTCTGGGCTGCACCGTGGGTGCAACTCGGTCATTTTGGCAGCTACCTTTTCGAAGGTGGCCTCATTCCCGCACCGTAAGGACGCAACATGAAACTAGACGTAGAACCTAACGAAGCTCAATTCCTGCTGCAAGTATTGGGTCAACTCCCAACCCAGTCAGGAGCCTTCCCGCTGCTGCAGAAGCTCGCACAGCAGGTGCAAGCACAACAACCTCAGCAGCCTCCTGCTGAGCCTACGGTGCAGTAATCAACGCTTGTGCGCCCTGGCGTTGCGAGCAGTCTTCTTGCTGTCGATAAACGCCTGGCGGGTGGGGTAACCTTCCTGACCAGGCCGTTTAGGAGGAAGGCCAGCAGCTCTGCGCTTGTTGATGTTGTAGTACAGGCCACGCTTCTCGGGTGGTGTCATCGGCATTTCCATCTCCTCATGCTGGCTTTCGCACGCTCAGAGTTCTTGCTCTTGCGTACTACACCAGCCATACGGGCACAAAAGGATTTCTTCCTCGCGGCGTCTTTCTTGGTGCGTGGGTTGGGAGCAGGAGCCTTGAGGTTGCTGCCTGTCTCACGGTTGTACTTGGCTCTGCCCTTGGCTGTCAAGCCTGCACCCTGAGATACCGGCAACTTCTCGCCACGGCCTACGCTCAGGCTTGGATTGTCCTTGCTCATAAGAATGAAGCCTCCGCGACTCTGCGCCTGGTCAGACCCGGCAGCACCCTGCCTGCAGCCTTGTTCCACTTCACAATCTCTTCCTTCGCACCTTCCCAATCCTTGGCATTGACTCGCTTGCGAAGGGTTGAAATCCTGTAATTCCCTAGCCCACAGTTGTAAGCGAAACTGAGGATGGCTGCAAGCCTCCTGTCTGGCTCCTGCAGCAGTCCTGGTGATAGTTGCAGCACGCCATGACAGAAATACTCCAGGTGCTCCGTCAATGCTTGCTCAGCCTGCTGAAGACTCCATACAGTGCCCACTCGAATATCTTTACCAGTAGCACCGTAGCCAATAGTCCAAGGCTCCCCACCAGTACCAGGATCAGGATAGGCAGTGCAATCACCATTTGGCAAACGCCGAGCATATCCCTCGAAAGGTTTGACCAATGCATTCGCACAAATTTGGAGGGCATCTGAGATCACTTCTGGTATTTCTCTATGCTGCGTCCGACAAACCAGAACGTTAAGCACATATTGAGCATGGCAAAGTCATCAGCATCCCAGACTCGGGTGATGACTTCTGTCCAGTGCCCTCCCGTCTGGAAGGCCATGACCATAGCTGCAGCCTTGACAGCTGCGTACATGAAGAACAACGCCCAGGTAATCCCAGGCCGCACAAGAGCAGAGATGGCAGACACCACCCAGCCAGCTTCCTTAGCCGTCTGAGCTTGGTCTTTGAAGGCTTCCTTGATGGTGTCGAGCTGCTGGACGGAGAAGTCCACATACTTCTCTTCCATCTTGAACTGCCCGCGCATCTTTTCCAGGTCTGTCTGGAGGGTGAACATGGCCAGCTCATGCTTGCGCTCGTTGCCCTTGTCCAAGAACTTGAGCACCTCTGGTGCCAGACGGAACAGGCCACCAAAGATGCTGCCGAGCAATCCACCACCAAGAATCTCAAACATCACTTGTTCCCCTTGGCGATGCGCTCACGCTCTTCAAGCAGCCTGACCTTAACCTGCAACTCATTGATGTGGGCCATCAGTTGCTCTTTCTGAATCTGCCTGCGCTCTGCGCTGATCGGGCTGTCAGTGGGCACGCCTTCCTTGGTAATGAGGGCAGGCATCTGTCCCTCTATCTTTGTCAGACGCTCAGAGAAGGATGCAACCTGTCCCAGCAGCCAAGCAAGTGCAGCCACCACGATAGGGATGACTGCCTTGAGTACGTCTGACCATGCCATGCTACATACCTATGAGCTTCTTGACGAACATGGCTGCAACGCCTGGGCCTAGCAAGACAGCAGCGATGGTGATGTAGAGCAGGTATTCAATCCGGCTCATGCGCCTGCTGCCTTCCTCTAGCCTGTTCTCAATGCCTTGATAGCGTTGAGCGCAGATGGCTTCATGCACAGATAGTCGAGTTTCCACGGATTCCTCGGCCATGACTCACAAGCCTTCCCCTGGCGTGACATAAACCTCTGGTGAGTCAGTCTCGGAAATGGCCGTGACATACACCGTTTTGCTGCTGCTGCACTGTGGGCCAGTAAACACAAACATGGCTCCAGGAGGAATACAGACGCCATATGCGCCCGTATTGGTTGGAATAGCCACATTGTCTGTGTTGCTTGTGCTCACACGCACATAGATAGGATGACCCGTACCGTTGGTCTTTTCATGACTTACGAAAAGATATTGGTTGGACGGGCTGTCTGATGTCACGGCAACCTGTACCACCGTGTTGGCACTCGCTGTTGCCAACTGGTACGTCTTGCCCATCGGCTGAAAGGCAATGTTGTTGGCCATGTTCAGTACACCTTCTTGCCACCAGCCACAGCAGGAGACTGCTTGCGGTTGAAGTAGTCGTTAGGCTTGCCAGAGAAGTTCCACACAGGCGTGAAACCCTGCGTGCAGCTACCAGGCTTGAAGTCACCAGGTGCATTCATGGGCTTACCACCCATGTAGTTAGTGCTCACACTGCTGACAGTCACCACAGACTTAACCATCGGAATGATTTTCATGGCGAGTCCTTTCCTTAGAGTAAACCAGAAGATACGCGAAAAGCACGAATATCGCTAGAGTGACCACCCGCTCCCACTCCGGCCCCCACATCGTCCAACACCCAAGGGCGAAAGAAGTCAGCAGGGAAAGCAAAGAGAGCAACCGCTCTGAGAGAACTTTAAGTGCCAGATTTAAGACTTTGATGGCGTCCATGATCGTTCCTGGTTAGAAAGGGAATAATCATGGTATCACCTCTACTCCTCATCGTCACCACTTGCAAAGCCGCTTCCCCACTCGTCCATGTCAGCCTTCTGCTTGAGGGCTTCCAGTTTCAGAGCACGGTCTACGACCTTCATCTTTTCGGTGATGGAAGCAGTTTGGTCTGACATCACGGCCTGGAGAAGCTGGTTGATGTGCTTCTCCAGTTCCGGGTTGATGCCACGGTCTTTCTTCCTGCTCACCGCTTGCTTTTCCTAGCAGAGCCGTAGGCAATGGCAGCAGCTTGCTTGACAGCCTTGCGGGTGCTGCTGGGCTTGCTGGTGCCGATCTTGCCGGTGTCCTTGAACTTGCGAACCATCTCGCCGATATTGGTGGAGATGGTCTTTTGGCTGTAGCCTTTCTTAAGTGGCATGATTACCTCCGCATCTTGCGAGCAGGACGGCCCTGGGCCTTCTTGTCCATACGCTCCATCATGCGCTGGGCTTCCTGAGCCTGACGGCTTCCCTCAAGCTCGTTCTCACCACCGCGCATAGCCTCTTTGTCAGCTGCACGCTTTTCAGCCATAGAACCTGCTGCATAGTCTTTCATTGCTGCTCTCCAGTCATCGCTTCAACACCGGCAGAAATTCCCCTGCCGACACCGGGAATGGCGTAACCAATAATGGCATTGCGAATTAGGCGCTGAGCCATCGTGCTCTTAGTTAAATCGTCAGTAGGAGCAACAAACACATCCTGCAGCTGCTGCGTAATTCTCTCTGCCTGCCGACGATCCATCAGATTGTTCCGCACCAGGTTCTCGGTCATTAGCTGCATATCGGCAATAGCGCCTTTCATGCTGCTTTCTGCTCGGCGAGTGATGGTCTGTGCCACAGCCTGAGCCAGCTTCTCGCGGCCACCAGGAGCGGCAAGGATGATGGGCGAGATCGCATCCCACTCCGCAGCCTTGGCTCCCAACAGGAAGTCCATGACCCGCTTCTCATCCGTGGTTCCAGCCAGTATCAGGTTGGCCTTCTGCTGCGCTTCTGTACGCAACTGCTGAGCCTGGGTGCCCAACGCCTTAGCTTGCGCCTCTGCTGCTCCAGTAACTGCACCCGCTTCTTTCTCGGCCTGCTTTTCTAGTGCACCACGCTGGCGCTCAATAGCCTTGGCAGAAGCTCCGAGTTGGGCTTCTGTCTCTGTCATACGACCAGTAGCAGCACGCTCGGCCTCGGTCATGACTCGGCCTGCTTCCTTCTCGGCTTTACTTGTGACTGTGCCAAACTCTTTTTCTGCTTGCTCCATGCGAGCAGCTGCAGCCTTGGCAGCGTCAGATTCGGCACGACCAGCTAGCGTTTGGGCACGGCCAGGAATGGTGCCCATCTCTGTACGCAAAGCAGCAGACAGCGTGCCTCGCTTGGCAGCTACACGCTCAGCCACGCCAACCCGCTGGGCGGCGTCGTTAAGCTGCTGAGACAACTGCGGGAAGGTTCCTATCCAATCCCGGCTGGCTTCGATAGCCTTGGTCACATCCTTGGCAGTGCCACCACGCACAAGGTCTGCAACGTAAGTGCGTGCTAACGCTTCTGCATCAGCCTGCCCCACAGTCTTGACCAGCTGATGCACCGTCGTTGCGGTGGAGAAGACTTGCTTGCCTAGAGATGCAGGGTCAGTCTTGAACTGCGAGAAGTCAAACTCTTCCTTGCCAACAACCGCTTTCCCAAGCCGGTTCTTGAAATCGTTGAGCGGGATGGAATCTTGCTTGTACTGGGCGAGATAACGCTCAAATCCGGGCGAGAACTCGCGCTGGATGCCTTCCACATAGTCAGCCAAGCGACCAGCCTGCTGTTGACCGATAGCGTCATATCCTTCTGCCGGTAGGCCAAAAGCTCGGTCACGCAGGGAGCGGCGCAGGGTTTCCAGACCTTGGAAGCTCATCTGACCAGACTGCAACTGATCTAACACCTTCACCAGCGACGAGCGAATCTCACCTTCTGGGACATTAAGCAGCTTGGTTTCAGGGTTCTGAATCTCGCGGCTAATGCCCTTGACTGCCTCGCCGTAGGCATTGGTGCCCTGAAAACGCTGCCCTGCCTGTTCTTTCTGCAGTGCAGCACCAAACGCTTCATCCTTGAGGCGCTTGACGTTCTGGTCACGAACTTGCTTTAGGCTCTCAAACTGCTGCACAAACCTGTTCCGCAGTTGTGACCCAAGCTCTGTGGGCGTGACTGCCGTGCCGATACGCGATACCTCACCTGCAGCTACAGCCTGCTGTCGAGGAATGGTGGCGCGTACCCGCTCGTTGAGTGCGCTGAGTCGGCCAATGCGTGCGTTTGCTTGTGATGTTAGCTCGTCAGCCTGACGACGACCTTCCTGCACGATAGCGTCAGCCTCCAGCTGTGCAGCCTGCTGCATCTGTGGGCCTTGCGCCTGTGCACGCTGGATGATGGCTTCCGAACGCAGGCGAGCCTGCTCACGGATAGTGGCAGCCTGGTCAGTAGCAGAATCACGCAGACGCTGCGCTGCTGCTTCAAACTGGCTTTGGAGGTTGTTGACTCGCTGCGTGTAGTCAGCCGTGATCTGTCCACCACGAGCCTGAGCATCACGCATCAACAGCTCACCCTGCTGCTCTAGCTGCACTGCAGCACGGTCAGCTTCCTGCTGAATACGCTGTGCGTTCTGCCGCAACACACCATAGATGTCTTGCAGAGGTTGGAATGACGGAGCACCACCACGAATCTGCTCTAGTTTGGCTGCAATGAACTCGCGCTGCTGCTGAGAAAGATTGGCAGTCGTGATGCCCTCATCTTTGAGCAGCTGGCCTAGCGTGCGTGCTCCCGTTCCAAGACCAGGCAAAGCCTTGTTGACGAGCAATGACAGCCCATATCCACCTACCCTTGTCAACGGACGGGTAACTTGTCGAGCAAGCTCCGGCGTGGTCATGCCGCCAGCAAACCGCGCAAGCTCAGCCGTGGTCTTACCACCGCCTGTAGCCTCTACAGCCTGACCAGCGGTTTCACCAACTGCGCCACCGAATCCACCGGCTAGTGCACTACCAATACGCGAACCACGCATGGCGCGGCCTGCGCCAATAACGAACGGGGCAAAGGGCTGGGTAGGCGGGAATGCCGCCATGCCAACACCCAGGCCGCTAACGATCTCTGGAGCAAAAGCACCAGCAACAGCACCCAGTCCTGTTGCCTTTCCTACTTCCTTGGCACCTCCTAGTAAGTCATACCCTGGTTGCTTAGGCAACTCTTCCGGGGACTTGATAGGCTCAGGAATTAGGTCAGCGTAGTCATCCTTGGCTGCAGATGACTTAGGGATGAGATCGTCGTAGCCGTCAGCCATTTACAGCTCCTCACCAGTTTTCTGCTTAAACCTAGCAGCTACTGCTTCACGGTTGGCACCACGAGCAATCGCGTCATTAGCACGCTGGCGCTCACCGGCTACGTCAACGCCAGCTGTCCCAGGTGTAGCAGGAGTTTCGCCACCCATGCCAAGCTCACCGCGAATGACATCGTTGTAAGTCTTGAGTGCCGGATAAACAGCTTCCAAACCTTTTTGCTCTTGCTTAAGAGTTTTAAGGCCAACCTCCAAAGCATTCTTAATGCCTTCGTACGCACGCAGATCACCACGAACAATCGGAGCAAGAATCTGATCTTCCTTGCGAGTCAACGCCTTACCAGCAGTCTCAAACTCTTTGCTACGGAAGTAGGCTAGAGTCAAGATTAGGTTGAGTGCTTCCTTGTCATCCTTAAATGCAACTTCTGCCGCTCTGGTATCAAACGCCAACAAAGCGGTCAATGTGTTCCACTTGTTTTCCCTGTTAAGACGATCCAATACTGGCATCGCCTCTTCAATCTTGGGAATCAAGTTGTTGCGTAGCGTGTTCTGAGCAGTGATTTCTTTAGGAATCTTCTGGGTTGCACCGGCAGTCTTAGCGTCAGCAGCTGCTTGAGCGGCAGCAAGACGCTGGTCAAGCATGGATTGCTGCGCTCCAAGCCGAATGTCTTGCAGTTGCATCTGCTGAGAAAACCGCTCACGCATGGCATTGGCTTGAATCTGGGCCTGACGCTCTGCGTTGAGACTAGAGTTCACCATCTCAAGTGCTTTGGTGGCTGCAGCTTCGCCTTCCTTGACCGTTTCATAAGCGCCAAGCAAGTCACCACGGCGAATCTGGGCCTTCACCACTTCAGAGCCAGCTTTGACTGCAGCCAAGTCTGCAGCCTGCAAACCGGCTTGTCTGTCAGTTTTGGCTAGGTTAATAGCGTCATCCATGTCCTTGCGGAACTCAGCGTGCCTCTGCAGCATCGTCTTGAAGTTCTTGTCGAAGACATCCCGCTCACGGCGATAGAGATCATTGCGTCCTGAGCGGTAGCCTTCCAACATACCGTTCATGGCGTTCATAGCGCCTAGTCCGCTGCTCTTGCCAGCAATCATGCCGACCACGCCAATCAGCGAGAACAGACCGGCAATGTCTCGGAAGTTGTCTTGGCTTGGGACAAAGGCAGGCAATGGCTCAGCCTGCATACGCTCCTGAAACTTCTGCTGTGCACCACGCACCTGCTCTGCTGTGCGCTGCTCAACAGCCATCTTGCCCTCTGCAGCCATCTCTTTCTGAGCCTGCTGACCGGCAAGAATCTCACCCTCGGTGCTTTTGATCTCCTCACGAATCTGGCCACGCTTTTCTACAAAAGGCTGGCGCACACCCATGATGTCGGAGAAAGACAGGCGGCCACCAGTAGGAGCTTTAGGCTCCGTGACCTTGACCTCTGTGTCAATCTTGGCGAGTTCCTCAGCCATCATTAGCCTCCGGGGGGACGGGGTTGTTGAGTTTGGGCAGGCTGTGAGAACAGAGTTCTAGCCACATTTGTGAAGAACTGGTTGGTCAGGTTGTTGACGTACTGGTCAGCCTGCAGCCCAGTCTTGATAGCACCGGCTGCATACTGGTCACCAATCTGCGCCAACTTGAGGCCAAAGTCCATTTGCTGCTGCAACAACTGTTGACGGAAAGTCTCCATCTGCTGCATAGCCTGAGCTGCACCCACACCCCCACGGGCCTGTGCACCCTGCGCTAGACGGGCACGCAGAGCCTGGAGCGACTGCTGTGCTACTGGGCTAAGCTCTCCCCGCTGTGCTGCAGCCTGCAGTTGACGGCCCTGCTCTTGATACGGACGACCCAGTGCACGCTGCTCTTCTGCAGCCGCACCCGCCTGTTTCTGTGCAGCACGGGCTTGACGGGCACCAAACAATCCAGTCACACCAGCCAGTGCTAGGCGCTGCAGGAAGTCACCACCTCCAGCTGCAGGCGCAGGCGCGGCAGCAGGTTTGGCCGCAGGTTGTGCCGCCAACTGCTGAGCTTCTGCAGGAACGCCACCAACTGCCACCATTTGGCTAGGCATTTCTGGCACTGGAAAGGTTTGAGCAGGAGTAAATGGCTGTGGTTCAAACCCATAGGTTGGCTGAAATTCATAGCCACCAAATAGATCAAATGCTTCAGGTGTGAATTCCTGCCCACCCATATCTTGGGTAGGCTCAGGTGGAGGAGCAAACTCAATAGGAGGCTCTTCTACCTGGAAACTGGGGATTCCAGTCTCCGGGTCAAGCCTTCCTGAACCTCCACGGCTCTTGAGCACCTCTGCTTCTTCAGGCGTGATATAGGCCAGCATATGGTTGGGGGGAGCCTTCGCCTGCAGGAGACGGGCAATCTGGCGGGAACCGCCACCAACCTGGGTCATGTTTTTGATAAACGATGCCATTTCACAGTCCTAATGCGTCTTTTAGCCGCAAAGAAGCCTCATTCCACACATTACGGCGAGGCTTGCCCGTCCCAGCGCGAATTTCACCCGCTGGCCTGAATGATGTCAACGACTCTTGTAGCCCGGTCTGAGTCACACCACGAATGGCTCGACCAAGAGGAATTGTTTGGCCAAGAGGAATGCGAACCCCTCCACGCCCAGCTTGACCACGCTGTTCTTCTGGAGCCTCTGTTGTTGGGCCTTGTGGTTCTTCCGGCACCGTGGTTTCTTCTTCTATCTGCAGGTCAGGCACACCACGCAAGTTGTCCAACTCAATCAACCGCAGCAACTCCGCTGTGATCTCATCCTCACGCTCAGGAGTGGAGACAGGCGTTGTAGTTGGCGTTGTGGTCGGGGTGGTAGTAGGAGTTGTCTCCGGGGTTGTAGTCGGAGTCGTTTCCGGCGTAGTCGTCGGCGTTGTCTCCGGAGTCACCTCGGGCTGTACTTCTGGCGTGGTTTCCGGTGCCGCAGTGGTTTCCGGTGTGGTTGTGGTGGCCGGTGCTGCTGTCGTCTCGGGTGCAGCAGTAACCTGTGCAGTAGTTGCAGGCGCAGCCGTGACGTTGTTGGCCACCGTCCCGCCTGTCTGCGTGTCTGTAGTCAGATTTACAGTTGAGCCAACATTTACGCCTGTACCTGCATTGACGATCTGCGTGTTGCCGGTGGTATCTGCCACCAAAACCTGGCCTGTCGTCGTGTCTGCGGCAATGACCACGCCAAGGTTTGTACCGCCACCAGTCGTAGAAGTGGCGGCGTTGACGTTGTTGACAAGAGTGTTAGTCGCGTTGTTGACAGTCTCAACACTGGTTCCCGTAGTTGCCGCTAACTGCACAACAGCTGTAGCTGCAGCGCCACTCGTCACATCGTTGTTGGTAACAAGACCAGTGCTGGCCAAGTTATTGACTGTGTTGTTGATGTTGTTGGCAGTGTTTTGAGAAACCGTTAGCGTGTTGTTGGTCAACCCACTGTTGGTGAGGTTGGTGTTGGTAGCACCAGTATTGCTGGTGATGTTCCCACCAGTGCTGTCTAGCGTCACCACACTGCCTGCATTTGCGCCTGTGTTGTTGTTGACGACAGAAACGACACCACTGTTGTCGATGACTAGCGCGGTATTGCCAGTCGTGGCAATCACTACGCCTGCATTTCCTGTAGTGGCAGCAGTACCCGCGCCAGTGCCTCCAGTTGTAGCAGCAGCACCTGTTCCTGTCGTGGCTGCGGTACCAGTGGTTGCGCCTGTACCGGCTGCAGCGCCGGTTCCTGCACCTGCGCCAGTTCCCGTCTCCGTGCCAGTACCTGTACCTGTAAGCACAGACTGTCCTGCAGTAATGCCACCAGTTGTGGTGCCAGCAATCAACATCTCAAGCGTGCCGCCAGTCAATGCTTGATCTAATGTTGGCAACTTATTGGTTATGGCAACGGTTTCAACAACACTTTGTCCAAAACCTTCACCCCACTCTGCAGGCATTTCTCGCGCAAGAGAGCGAGTCACAGAGCCAGGAACATTTTTAGTTGCTGCCGCAACAAGCTCTGACTCGCCTAGTGCGGTAGTGATAAGCGTGATAAGGCCAGAGGCAAAAGCAGCAGGAAGCGCAATCTTGGTTGCACGCTCTTCGCTAAACCCTCGGTTAATGAGGCTATCTTTAACCGTCTGGTAAGTTGCAATCGCAGACTCACCAGCATCAAGTGTGGCGTTAGTGCCTACAGCTGAAGCAACACCATACTTGCTTGCAATCTTTTGCCCAAACGCTGCCTTGGTTGCTGCGCTAACTGCACGGCCAACGCCCACGCCTGCAACAAGAGGCACAAACTCTTGCACACCTTCACTAAAGCCCCAGTCAAGAGCAGCTGCAGGATTGCGTAGAGCCGCCGTAATGCCAGCCACAACCTTGCCAAACCCTTCTGCATTGGCAATGGAGTTGACAATATCGTTTTGGCCAATACGAACATTGGCGCTAGTTGCGCCCTTACCGTAACTTGTCAGCGCAGAAGCAATGTCTTGTAGCTTTTGGCTACCAGTCGCTGTTGCTAGATAGCCAATTTGCTCACCAACGCCTTTTGCTGTTGCTGCAGCAACAAAGCGAGCGGCATTGTCACCACCAATGTTGCCTCCCGTGTTAGGCGTAAGAAGCAAAGGCTGGCCGGTAAACTCATCAATTTGTTGTGATGCATCAGTTACATACTGCTGTTGAATGTCTGCCTTTTTCTCGGCATCCGTCATGAACTTGCCTGTTGGTGTTTGAACAGGAAGCCCATAATAGGCACGACCTTTATCATCAAAAAATAGCGTGACCTCGCCAAGACTGCGGTTTACATCGTCTTGAGATGCAACACGGAATGTCTTATCACCCTGTTGAAAGTAAACGGCTCCATTAGACTCGGTGAATGCTTCACCCATATCTTGCGGAATCGTCTCCACAGTAAAGGTCGTGGTAGCTCGTGGAGCAAGTCCAAGTCCTTGTCCAACCGGCGTAACAACAGCACGCTGAGCAAGTTGCTCTTCTTGGTTGTTGAGGATGAATCCTGCGGCCTCGTTCAGATCACCCTGACTCATGCTTGCAAGCAGGTTAGGGTTCGCCTGTGAAAGCACACGCACAGCTTCCAACTGATTGAAAGTCTGAATACGCACGCCTGGTGGCAAGAACTGCTGGGCAATAATGACTTCTTGGCTGCTGGGGTCTACAGCCGTTTCTCCACCTTGTCCACCGCCCGTACCACCGCCACCTTCACCACCGCCCGTGGTCGTCACCGTGGTTCTGGTTTCTGGAAGAGAAGGCCCAGTGGTAACCCGTGTGCCGGTATCAGGAGTTGATGGAAGCCTTGCAACACCTTCTGGCAATCCTGTATCACCGCCCTGCGTTACTTCTCTAGCAACAGCTTCACCAGCCTGTCCGGCAAGACCTCCACCAACAGCAGCAAGTGCAGCCGTGGGATCACCACCGCTAGTAATAAGACTCTGCACTGCACGACCTGCAGTAGCACCGCCTTCTACAGCTGCGGCTGTGCCTGCCGCTGCACCAACAGCAGCAAGTAGGATGCCCTGTCCGTCCTTTCCGCCTACTGCAGCATTGACTGCCGCAGCCCCTGCGTTTTGAAGAATTTTTCCAACATTAGGATCACTTACCAGTTCAGAAATGGCAGGAGCAATGTTGGGCATTCCCGCAGAGATACCTGCAGAGATGGCGGTATCCCGCACCGCATCTTCCAAGTCCTTGCCAGTAGCCACATCTACGGCAATCTTGGCCAGCGCATTACCAACCGTTGTGGCGGTTGCGCCTGTCAGCGCACCTGCTGCAGCCAGTTGAGCAGCAAAGAACTCTCCCAAGCCTGGAACAGCAGCAGAAACAAGAATGCCAACGACTGGACTTTGCAAGAAGCCTTGTTGCCGCTCTACTTCACGGAATGTCTCATTGCCAGCTGTATCTAACAGACGGATGTCTAGCAGACCACCAGGAATAGCCTTCCTGATTTGATAGCGCAGGATTGGCTCTGCGTAGGTGACCTGCCCTTCTCTATCCGTAATCTCGGTAAAGATGGGCGTAATTTCCCAATCCGTGTACTTCTCACGCAGCTTTGCAATCTGACGCTCTGCATTTGCGCTAGTGAAGTAGCCCAAATCAGCGTCGTAGTACACGCCACGATCAGTAGATTGCTCATCAACACCACCTGTCGCGGCAGGCGCGGGAGCAGGCGCAGCAGCAGCAGGAGCTGAAACCGGGGCAGGGGAAGGAGCTGCGGCAGGAGCAGACCCTTGCTCACGCTGCATAAGGTCAAAAACATCAGCGTCCAGCTGCTCCATCTCGCCTTCTGTGCCTAGTCTTGTAGCCATCTCACACCCCTAGCCTTGCAGCAATCTGCCGGTGAATAGTCTCGTGTACGCTCAACCAGTCGTAGAAGTCCTCTTCTACGTTCCAGTCTGCGTCCAGCAACTGGAAAGGATTGTCTAGGTTGAGAATGGAAGCCAGCGCCTGGTGCATCTGGTTGTGCACAAACAACCAGTCATCCAAGTTCCCAGGGTCTGCCTCCATGATGGGATAGTCAGGGATGCCTATGCCCTGATCTCCGAGGATGTTGTAGAACAAACGGTGTTGCAGACCGTTCTCAAACAGCATCCTGCCCAAGCCGTCCACATCTCCAAACTTCACGGTGGTGAGGTCGTCGAAGTTCATACGCCGTAGTACGGAATCTTCTTGAACGCACCGTTGATGAGCACCGTGACATAGCCTTCCGGGTCTAGAGGAAGACTTGCGGTAGCAAACGTAGCGTTAGCCGATGTATTGCTCAGGTTTACTGAGGTAGCCACGATGGTGACATTGGCTGCAGCGGTAATCCGGCCCTGCTGGTCAACCGTAAAGCTGCCAACCTCACCAGAGCCACCATAACTGCCTGCGGTAACTGCAGTGTTGGCAAGTGAAATAGTGCCCGTTGTCGTGATGGGGCCACCCGTCAGTCCAGTGCCGGTGGCCACATTGCTGACAGTTCCACCCGTTACCACCGACACATTGCTCAGGCTGGTGATGCGCCCCTGCTGATCAACCGTTATCTGCGGGATGTTGCTGGTACTGCCATATGTGCCAGTGACAACAGCCGTGTTGGCAAGGTTGATGGTGACATTGCCTGTGAGTTGCCCACCACCGCTGATGCCTGTTCCTGCCAAGACATGAGCTGTATTGGGAGTAGCGCCAACATCTGTAGCGCCGAGCACTACAACACCTGTTTGGCCGTTGACGGACAGCACAGCATCTGTGTTGTCTATCTTTTGCCAAACAGAGCCGTTGAAGACGGCTAGGTCACCAATCTGCCAGTCTGTGATTCCGTCTAGGTTGGTTGTACCTGCGACAGAAACATAGTAATAGTCTCCCTTGCTACCAACGCCAGATTGCAGCGTGGGCGTGTTGGTCGAGGCATTCCAGGTGCCTTTGTAGACCAACGCACCAATAGCGTTGATATAGGAGGAGACTGTCTTGAGCATGATTAAGAACCGTCACCAGGAGTGATGTAGACGACACACGAACTAGCCGCAACTCCTGTGAAGTAAGAGTTTGGCGCAAAGGTCAGTATTTCGTCTGTGCCAGCCAACAGCGGAATGGAAGCGCCAGAGGACACCACGGTAGCTGCATTTGCCGTAGCAGCTGCTGCAGTGCCTCCCACACCCATAAACACGGTATTGCTGCCAGCGTTGATGACACGGTACTGGTTGCCACCAAGCGTGGTTGACAACGCCTGCACAGGTGTGGCTGCACTCGTGTTGGCCGTGAACGTGACCGTGTTGCCGCTTGGAGTAAACGGCGCATTGATCATGACTGGCTCCAGGGCAGAGGTGGCGTGACCACTGGAGGATTGACCTGATTGGCGATCTGTTGTGCAACAGCCGCCTGAGTGGCGTTCTTGTCCACGCCATCAGCCCAAATCCATCCCAACACCTGATCTTGCGTCAGATCGGCATAGGGCGTGTAGGGTGAGCCTGCGGTATAGGTCACAGCACAGGTGCTGTAAACAGAGCCATTGAAGGTGCCGTCAGTGCCGTTGCAACTCCAATGTACGTTGAAGACCACATCAGTTTCACCCTCGGCTTGAGGGTAGCAGTCAAGGGCAGAGATTACCCAGTTGAAGGTCGTTGCCATTTCAGTTTCCTTTCTTACTTGGCTTCAAGCGCCGCTACGCGGGCGCGGAGGTCGTCGTTCTGTGCCTTGAGTTCTTGGATGCACTTCATCAATGCATACTGAAGGTCAGTCTGGTAGATGCTCAGGCGCATCTTGGGATCGTCCTCAGTGCCCCAGTTTGACTCCATGACCAACTCAGGAGCAACTGCTTGAACGTCTTGCGCCACCACGCCTAGCGTTAGGCCGGGATTGTTTTCAGACTGGTCAATATAGTTGAACGTCTGCACCGGAATAGCGCAGATGGTGTCAAGGTAATCCTTGGCCGGTGCAAAGTTCGTTTTCTCTAGGCGGTCGGATAGGTTGACATCATTAGCGCTGTAGTTGGCAATACCGCCGTCTGAGCGTACATAAAAACGAGTGGCTCCACTATCTCTTGCCAAATAAAACCAATTATTTGCGTCATTTGTTGCAGCGTTTGAATAGTGAACATCTAACCCTCCGGGAGCAGTAGCGTTTTGGTTTTGAAAACGCACAAGAGTGTCCTGCACATTTCCTACAACTGAAACCTTTGCTCCTGCAATAGTACTCGTCGTCCCCACCAGCAAATTCCCACTCGCATCCAGCGTCATCGCCTGCGTGAAACTGATGGCGTTTCCTGCGGTGCCGGAGGTTGAAGATGTGTACCAGTAGTGAATTCCGGCGCCTTGCTCGTACATCGCAGCACGACCATTGACAGCAAACTTGGCGCCGCCGTTATAAACGTAGTTTGATGCAACACGAATATCGTTCGATCCTGCCGACCAAACCGAATTGCCTGCGGATGCAATCTCAAATGCCTTAAACGCACTCCAAGCACTCGGCGTAACCCCCAAGCCGAGGTTGACATTAGAAAAAACTGCCGTACCTGACACGGCATTGATGTTCAAATATTCAGTCAATGAACTTGCCGCTGCTGACGCTTTAAGTTTTACAGAAAGTGAACCAGTTCTGTGGTCAGCGCCATTGCCGACGCTATCAAAACTAACAAGTTCTCTTGTACCAGCCCATGAAGAAGTGTTTTCAGACCGCAAAATAAAACTTGCGCCAACAGTCGCGGCATTTGATAAATAAGTTGTACCTCCTACCGCAATCGCCGGTGCTGTACCATAAGACTGAACTGAATACGAAGGCGAACTCGTCCCAATACCCAGCCCTGTGCTGGTCAGGCGCATTTGTTCGGAGCCTGCAACATTAAACGCTATCTTCCCCCCGCTTCTAAAAGCATTGATAAGCAAGCCATTTGATGTTGATGCTTCGTTGGTCGTTCCAATGACGCCCGCAGAGTTGCCGCCAGAACTATAAAAAGCCGCACCACTCCCTGCCACGGCCTCATAAAAAACCGCCCGCCCGTCCGATGTGCCAACACCCCCAATACCAAGACTCACACCATCAAAAGTCAGCGCACTCCCCGTGGTCAGCACCTTTGACCCATTGAGGTAGGCCACTCCGTTGGCGGTTCCTCCGTTGATCGTGACAGTTGAGGAAGTGGTCAGGGTGGTGACGTTGGCCGTGCTTGCGGTGCTAGCGCCTAGCGTGGTGCCGTTGATGCTGCCGCCCGTGATCGTCACGTTGCCACTGCTCATGTTCGTCACATTGCCGGTGGTGATGTTGGCAGTGACGATGTTGGCTGTGGTGACGTTCCCAGTCGTGATATTGGCAGTAGTGACGTTGGCCGTCGTGGCAATGACTGTTGCTGCGTTGAGCGTGGTCACGTTGGCAGTCGTCACCGTCACGTTTGTGATCGTGACATTGCCGCTGCTGATGGTCACGTTAGCCAACGTCATGTTGTTGAGCGTGGTAACCGTGTTGCCCAACTGAATAGCGGTGTTGCCGAGCGTGACGGGCGTGTTGAAGTTGGAGTCCAGCTGCGACAGCGGAATAGAAACAGTCGCGTTGGCAAAGGAATACGGGACAGTCATTTCAGAACCTCACTCTTAGTTCGTGTTCCATCTCAAACGTGTTGACGACAAAGCCTGGGCCAGTGCTCGTGAGCGTCAAACCTAGATACTTTCCATACTGCTGGGCATCTGACTTGTACAGGTAGTACCCAGACACCGTAAGCCACCCAACCGTCTCCATCGCATTGTTAGTCCATTCAACCGTGTTGCCAAGGTTGTTAGTCCAGTTGATGAAGTTCTCAGCGGTGTAGGTCGGACTAGAACCAGTTTCGCTATCAACTGTGACATTCAGCGTAGCCGGATAGGTAAGCGTTGCCTCAATACCAAACTTCAATGCCTGCTTGGTGCGGATGGGGTCACCCAGCGGCATGAGCGCAGTGCGGATGGTGCTGTTGATGTTGGCTGCAGGGTCACCGTACAGCTGGTACAGGTCGGTGTCATCCACCCCGTAGAGCTTAATCGTTCCCCCAAACGGCACAGAAGCCACATAGTCAATGCTGCCTTGACTCGTGACAAACCACTTTTTGTCGAAAAACACGGCCTGAATCTGCCGTGGAGTTGCAGGAGAAGTGGTTGGGTCGTTGTAGGTGAAGTTGAAAGCCGCGCACAGGATGTTGTTGATGAGCACCTGCCCACCTGTAATCGGCTCGTTGAAGTCGATGTTGGTAAACAGTCCATCCAACGGGTCTGACAGCTTGCTGGTGGTAGAACCCACCAGTGCGTACATCCCGTAATCGTTCATGAACAGCAAGCTGCGGAAGTACGGGAAGATGGCATCTGTGCGGCCTGTCCCGATACTGGCGCTGACGTTGGTGTTCGTGAATAGCGTGGTGCCCTCTGGCGTTACACGCAGGTCAGAGATGATGTTGATGCTCGTCTCGCCAAAGATGTACAGGAAGTTGTTGGCAGAAACGATAGCCTTGATGTTCCCGCGCAGGGTGGAGTCGCTCAGCGTGAGCGAACCTGCGGAGACAGAAGTGAAGTCAGTCGCACTGTCTGCAGCGGAGTAGTACAGGGTTCTCCCTGATGCTACCCAGACACGGCCACCGAAGGTCGCCACATCTTGCACATCATCGGTGTTGACGATAGCCTTGGCTGCTGCGTTGCTGCCTCCACCGCCTGTAATCGTGACCACCACGTTGGAGTTGGCGGTGTAGCCTGCTCCGGGGTTGGTCATGATGACCTGGTTGACTGTGTTGCCGCTGACGATGGCAGTGGCGTTGGCCTGCGTGGTGTAACCCGTGGCGTTACCGATGGTCACCACCACGTTGGCTGCGTTGCTGTAGCCTGTGCCGCCACTCGTCACCACCACAGAGACGGTGCCCTTTTTGAAGGTGGTGAGCTGCGAGATGGCCGTGGCATTCGTGCCGCCTGGGCTTGCCTCAATGGTGACGCTAGGCGGTGAGGTGTAGCCTGAGCCTGCTTCTGTCAGGAAGATGCTCGTGACAGAACCCGTGCTGATGGTGGCTATGGCATTGGCGTTGGAGCCACCACCGTCTGTGATCGTGACGGTTGGTGTCTTGATGTAGCCGGTACCCGGCTCTGTAACGGTAACAGACACCACATTTCCACTGGCAAGCGCAGCTGTAGCCTTGGCGGTGATGCTGCCTGCGATGTCAGGAGCGGAGATCGTCACCAGCGGGACAGAGGTGTAGCCGCTGCCGGGAGCGTCTACGGTGATGGCACGCACGCCACCCGCTGCGGTGGAGATAGTGGCTTCTGCTAGAGCCTGTACCCCGTTAGCCTCGTTGGGAGCCGAGATGGTGACCAGCGGAGCCTGTGTGTAGCCAGAGCCTGGGTTGGTGATTCCGATAAAACCTACGGAATTGCCGCTGACCAGGCTTGTGCCATTCCAGTTGTACAGCCCGTTCTCAGGGTCTGCAATGATGACCCGCTCGTTCTTGTACTGAGCGGTGTTGGCATCACCGCCGGAGAATGTGCCACTGGGGGCTACATTGCCTTTTGTCTGTGTCGTGAGGTCGAAATACTGTGCTGCACCGTTCTCGCTGAAGACAATGATGTAGTCATTGAGGTCAATGTTGGCAGAGCTGATGTGCGTGACCGTGTTGCCAAACACGACAGCATTGGCTGTGCTGTCTAGAGTTGCCTTCTGAGCTTGGACGATCTTGATGTTGCCAAACCCGATAGGCATGGCATTCTCAATCCAGGCGAACTCTTTTTCGTCAATCGCAGTACGGTTAGCCTTGGTGTTGATACCAAGGAAGTTCTTGATGACAGCGTAGGACTTCTTCTGCTCAGCCGCTGCCATGACTTAAATCTGCGAGTATGGATTGGGGATGCGGCGGGTGTACACGGAGTTGAGCACTCCCTGCACATCCTTGAGGTACTGTTGTTTGAAGATTTCCGCTTCTCCGTAGCTCTGCTCCTTGTACTTGGCCTTGTAGGCGGCGTAGAACTGGACAGGGTTGGTGTACGGAGCCTTGATCTCGTCTACAGCGTTGGGCGTAGACAGGCTCAATGGAAGAGGAAGTCGGACGGTATCCACCTCAATCGTGTAGGACTGGTCGGGTACCGGCGAGATGTAGATGGCTTTCTGGCCGTAGGTGGAGAAGCACACGGGCCTGCCCACATAGTTCTGCCAGTAACGCAGTTGTGCGTTGAAGTCAGACCAGGACAGATACCGCAGCGGAATGCGCGAATTACCCCAGTAAAGCGTGATGTTCAGTACATCCAGCGTCTCATCTCCCTGCGGCAAAGCCGAGTAGGGGATGATTTCAGCATTGGCGGCATAGCGCAGCGTGGCTGTGCCATCCGTGAAGCTGGTGCTGGGCGGGAAGACGTTGGCCCCACTGGGGTAGGGAGGCGCAGAAGTGCCGAGCACACCGCCGGTCACAACCTCGTAGATGAAAATGTTGGAGAAGATGTAACTGCCGGTGGTGACAGTTGCACCTTGCGTCCAGATCGTGGCCGCAGTGCCGTCAGGTGCTAGAGGCGTGTAGGAAATCTGCAGGGTACGCAGACAGCCGGTGTCGCGTACAACCTCTTCCCGAGCCTCGTTGATGTAGTCGGTTAGTTCCGACTCGCTCCAAAAGACGCTATTTGCATCG